GTGCATCCTTTGCTTGCCGAGTCTGTCACACAATTCCAAGCTCAAGCTTATCGTGAGATGCTGCCAGCGGGTGGCCCTGTTCGCACACAGGTTATGGGTGCCGATACTCCAGACATTGCTTTGCAGGCGCAACGTGTCAAAGATTATATGAACTACATGATTACCTACGAGATGGAAGAGTATGATCCTGAAACAGATCAGATGCTTTTCTATTTACCGATTATTGGTTCTACATTTAAGAAGATTTACTTTGATCCTTTGCTTCAACGTGCAGTTAGCAAGTTTGTGCATGCTGAAGATCTTGTTGTTCCTTACGGAGCGACAGATTTACTGACATCTCCTCGCACAACTCATGTTATTCGCATGGATAAGAATGAAGTATTGAAGCTCCAACTCTCCGGCTTCTATCGTGAGACAGATATTGATGGCAATATGGAGTCTGATGATTATAGCGAAATTCAGGAGTCTGTTGACAAGGCTCAAGGCGTACAAATGTCTGGATCTGGCTCTGAAGAGGTAACTCTTTACGAAGTTCATACATCTCTTGACCTTGAAGGCTTTGAGGATATGAAGGCAGACGGCGAAATGAGCGGTTTAAAGCTGCCTTACATCGTGACAATTGTTGAATCTACAGGCGAAGTTTTGTCCCTGCGTAGAAATTACTCTCAAGATGACCCTATGATGCGTCAAAATCAGTATTTTGTGCATTATAAGTTTCTTCCGGGCTTGGGTTTCTATGGATTTGGCCTTACGCACATGATTGGCGGCTTATCTCAAGCCTCTACAAGCATTTTACGGCAGTTAATTGACGCTGGTACGCTTTCTAACCTTCCTGCTGGTTTTAAAGCTCGTGGCGCTCGCATTCGTGATGAGGATGAGCCTCTACAACCCGGTGAATTTCGTGATATTGACGCTGCTGGCATGGATATTCGCCAGTCTCTTATGCCTTTGCCGTTTAAAGAGCCTTCACAGACCCTGTATAGCTTATTAGGCTCCTTAATTGACTCAGGAAGGCGCTTTGCGTCTATGGCTGACGCGAAGGTAGGGGAAATGGGCGGAGAAACGCCTGTAGGCACTACAATGGCGATTATGGAGCGTGGCACAAAGGTTATGTCCGCAATCCATAAAAGGCTTCATTATTCACAGAAGATTGAATTTAAGCTTTTAGCCAACATATTTGCCCGTAACATGGCTTCTATGTACCCATATGCGGTTCCGGGTGCGCCTCCAGAGATTAAACAGCAGGACTTTGATGACCGCATTGATGTTTTGCCTGTTTCAGATCCCAACATCTTTTCTATGTCGCAGCGCATTGCTTTAGCGCAAACACAGTTACAGCTTGCTCAATCAAACCCTGAAATTCATGGTGGTCCGCAAGGTCTTTATCAGGCATACAGGAAGATGTACGAAGCTCTTGGTGTGACAAACATTGACAGTGTTTTGCCTGTTCCGCCACAGCCTCAACCGATGAACCCTGCAAAAGAAAACCAAGAAGCTTTGCGGAATCAGCGATTGCAGGCGTTCCCAGAACAGAACCATGCGGCTCATATTGAGGCTCATTTAGCCATGTTGTCTACGCCAGTAGCACAGGCTAATGCTAACATAATCATGACCATTCAAGGCCATATTTCAGAGCATATTGCCATGATGTCCGAGTCTCAAGCTCAACAGGAGATTATGGCTGAGTTGTCTCCTGAAGCCCAGATGATGATGCAACAAAATCCACAGATGGCGCAGCAAGTTCAGAATGAAGTCCAAAATCGAGCCGCAGAAATTGCTGGTGAGATGACTGAACAGTATGCACAAGCAGTTGCTCCTGCTGATCAATCCGATCCTTTGGTAGCGATCCGGCAGCAGGAGCTTTCATTAAGAGGCGCTGAAATACAGGAGAAATCACGCCAATTTGAAGACAAGCAACAGTTAGAGCGAGAGAAAGAGCGTAATGATGTTCTCTTAAACCAGCAAAGAATTGATCTATCTGAGGAAGCTAATGAGGAAAAAGTCCGAATAGCAGAAGATAGAATTAAGACCCAGCGTGAAATTGCTGCGGCAAACCTACGGAGTAAAATGCAATGAGCGCAAGTTCAATCAATCGACAAGTAGCTGAAATAGAAAAAGCTAAAAAGGTGGAGCGTAGAAAAGCTTTAGCAGGAGAGAATGTTTACTCTGCTGGCAGGGTTGTTTCTGCTCCTGTAGTTGAGGAAAAGCCAGTAGAGCCACCAGTTGTTAGTGTTGTGGACTCTGGGGAAATTAAGGCTAAACCAGCGTTTCTAAAAAAATCTGCCCCTAAAAAGAAGTCTAAAAAATGACAGATAGAACCCCTCCTCTGAAAGATGTTTTAGGTGGCTTGACTGAAGAGCAGCTAAAGATAATGAAAGAGGCTATAGAGGCTGGCAAGAAAGGTTTTAAGTATGATACGAAAACTGGGCAACGTGATTTTGGGTTTAATGGAGGCGGTGAAGTCTGCCGTGGTCAAGGTCGTGTCTCGCGTAAAAGAAACTTTAAAATCTATTAATGGCTAAGAAGCTTTCAGAAAACTCTAGGTTTGCACAGTTTGACCTAGATAATGATGGCACTGTGACCGATGATGAAATCGCTCACGCAAAGGATATGCTTGAGCTAGAGCTTCGTGAGGAAAAGGCTGATGCTCAAAAGCGAATGGCTTGGATTGCTGTGGCTAGTATGGTTGGTTTCGCGCTTTTGCCGCTGGTTCCGTGGATACCAGAGAGCAGATTAGCTTTTCTCGCTAGTTTAAGTGATATGCTGTTTCTTAGTCAGGCATCTATTGTAGGCTTTTATTTCGGCGCACAGGCGTATATGGCGAAGAAATAATGTATCAGGCAATTGTCATTGCCTGCATGGTCGCGAGTCCTCAGACTTGTGTGACTTTTGAGGGGCAGCAGTGGTTTGATGTGGAAAGAGCTTGTAAATATCGTGCGTTGCAAATGGCAAGTGACGTTCATAGATATTATAAGGGCTATAAACCTGTTTCTTGGAAGTGTGTGTATTTACCAAAAGGGAAGTTGGGCGCATGACGGAAGAAAAGAAAAAACCTGTTGAAGTAAATGTCGGGCAAAACAGCTTTGAGTTAGTGCTTCGTATCTTGGGCAACGAGTTTGTAGCCATAAAGATTGGTTCGACCAACTTCAGCGGCAAACTAATAGCTGGTTCTATTTTGTTGCTGTTCTTTACCTTCATAATGCTTGAAGTGTTTGGTCTGTCAAAGGTATTGGGTGTTGAATGATGTTTTATGTTTTGCCTTTAATATGGACGTTTTCTTTTCTAGGTGGCTACCTGTGGGGCTGATGTGGCAACCAAGTTAAATGAGAACACTGAACTATCAATGCCCATACGCAACCTTATGGCAATGGTTGTAGGGGCGGCTATTGGAACATGGGCTTATTTTGGTATTATTGAACGCCTGAATACGATTGAAAATAAATTTGTATTGATAGAGGCTGACTTAGGTCAAAACACAGAGTTTCGCATAAAATGGCCTAGAGGTGATATGGGCAGTTTGCCAGCCGATAGTGAGCAGTATATGCTGATTGAGCATTTAGCAGAGCAGCTTTCCAAGCTCCAAGAGCAGATAGATGAAGGCCGCGCACCGCATGACCAGCAACAAAAGCTAACATTAGATTTTTATGAAAAGAGAATTACAAACATAGAAAGTCAAATAGAAAAGATGCGTAATGGAACCAATAATAATTAAAACTATGACGTTGATTTTATATATGAGCGGAGATGTTTCAGAGCATACCGCTTATGAACAGATTTCTAAATGCCTTAAGGCCAAGCGCACTATTGAGCGTAATTTATACAAAAAGTCCACTTCTGTGCGGTATTCTTGTGAAAATAAGACCGTTGAGGTATCAAAGAACACAGATGGCACAAACTATATTGTGAGGATCATAGAATGATACAGGCTCTTTTGGGACCACTAGGAAACCTTGCATCTACCTGGCTTGAGGGCAAGGTTGAGACTAAGAAAGCCGAGGCTGGGGCAAAGGTTGCAAAAGCCAAGGCTGAAGCTGTTATTATGGAGAAGAAAGCCACGGGGGAGATCGACTGGGATCTTAAAATGGCTGACGCATCTGCAAATAGCTGGAAAGACGAGTGGCTTACAATTTTGTTTTCTGTCCCATTGATCTTGGCATTTTGCGGAGAATGGGGTAGACAGATAGTAACGGATGGGTTCACAGCATTGAATGCCATGCCGGAATATTACAGATACACGCTTGGAATTATCGTAAGCGCAAGCTTCGGAACAAGAGCGGCAACAAAGTTTTTTGGTAAGAAATAATGGACGCTATACAATTAGCGGAATACATGTTGAAGGACATACGCCAGCAAAAGGCTGATTATACTCAGCGACTGGCTGATGGCTCGGTAGGAGATTGGAATGACTACCGATTCATAGTAGGGCAAATACGCGGATTAACCTACTCTGAAGATTTGATCAAATCCGCGATGAAAGGCATAGAGCTAGAAGATGGCTAAAAAACTATTCGTCCCTGAGAGGATGGCAAAGAGCGTTGAGTCCAGCCCGGTACCAACGGCAATATCAAAAGGGTTTGAAAATTCAGAAGACCCAAATCAAAAGAATACAGAAGATCCTTCGCAGATGGATATGTCTGCGATAGATAGATTACCGCAACCTGTCGGTTATCGCCTTCTTGTGATCCCCTATTACATGAAAAAGAAGTCTGCTGGTGGAATTATTATTCCAGACTCTGTTCGTGAACGCGAAAGCTTTGCAACAGTTGCAGCTTACGTTGTTAAAGTTGGCCCTGATGCCTATTTGGACGCAAATAAGTTCCCTTCTGGGCCTTGGTGTGATGAGAAATCATGGGTATTAATGGGAAGATATGCTGGAAATAGGTTTAAAGTTGACGGTTTAGAGGTAAGACTTATCAATGATGATAATGTTATTGCTACAATACTTGACCCAGCCGATATTTCTTATGTATAGTGGGAGACATGGATATGAATGAAAATCAAGAAGCTGAAAAAACAGAAATCGAAGAGAGCGTATCTTTTGATTTTGATGATGACAATAATCTGGCATCTGAAGAAGTTTCTGTTTCCGAAAAAAATGAAGAAACCCGAACAATTGTACGGGAATCTGATGACGGCGCTGAAGACTCAGAGCTTGAAAATTACAGCGATAATGTCCAGAAAAGAATTAATCAGCTAACTGCTAAAAGAAAGCAGGCCATTGAAGAGGCCGAAGCTGCTTATACATATGCACAGCAAGTCCAGCAACAAAATGAAGAGATGAAGAAAAAGCTCTCTGATTTAGATAAGGGCTACATAAACGAGTATGGATCTCGTGTTGAAAGCCAAGAGCTTGCTGTCAAAAAAGTTATGAAAGATGCCTTTGACGCAGGAGACATGGACAAGGTTGCTGAAGCGCAATCAACAATGTCACAGCTTGCTATAGACAAAGAGCGTTTAAGAATACAAAGGGCGCGGTCAGAGCGTGAAGCTGTTCAACAAGAGCAGGTTGCTCAACAGCCGCAGCAGCAAGTTCAACAACAGCAAAGACGACCTGATCAAAGGCTTACAAGCTGGATGGAAAAAAATCCTTGGTTTGGTGATAACGGTGACGCTATTATGACTGTTGGCGCAAAAGTTATACATGAACAAATTGTTGTTAATGAAGGGTTTAATCCTAGTGAAAACCCAGATGAATATTATCAGGAGATTGATCGCCGTATGCGTAAAGAATTTCCTCACAAGTTTCAGGAGCAACGGCAGAACGCCCAAGCAGTTACTCCTGCGTCCAGTGGACGGTCAGCTACCAAAAGTGGGCGGAAGAAGACGGTGGAATTAACGCCGGGACAAGTGGCTTTTGCCAAAAAAATGAAAATTCCTCTTGAGCGGTATGCCAAAGAGGTTGCTAAACTGGAAAGGAAGCAAGCGTAATGTCTGATCGCACAAACCGGGAGTCGCAAACCCGTGAACAACAAGCGAGAGTTGCCGATTGGAAACCGCCTTCAGCCCTTGAAGCTCCAGAAGCACCTATTGGTTACAAGCATAGGTGGATTCGTGAATCTGTTATGGAATACGATGATCGTAACAATGTTCACAAACGCCGCCGTGAAGGATGGGAGCTTGTGAAAGCAGAAGACCACCCTGAGTTTGATGCCCCCGTCATTGATGAGGGAAAAAATGCAGGCGTGATTGGCGTTGGTGGTCTGGTTCTAGCCAGAATACCAGAAGAAATCGCGGATCAGCGTAATTCTCACTATCAGAATACAACGCAAAATCAAATGGAGGCTGTGGATCGTGATTGGATGAGAGAGTCCAATGCTGCGATGCCAAAGCTAAAACCACAACGTAGCTCCTCTGTGTCCTTTGGTGGACCCAAAGGGGTAGCTGACAATTAGGAGATAAAAAGATGGCTAATCAAGATGCCGCTTTTGGCCTACGCCTTTCGCGTTCAGGTAATGGCTCCGATCTGATTGGCATGCAGAACAAATACCGCATTGCGGCTAACTATGGTACTTCAATCTTCCAAGGTGACATCGTGAAAGCTGTCACTGGTGGTGGTATTGAGCGTATCGCGGCTGGCAATACGGATCTTGTTTTGGGTGTTTTCAACGGATGCCGCTACACTGATCCAACTACTGGAAAAGAAACTTTTTCCAATTTTTACCCAGCCTCTACAAATGCTGCTGACATTGAAGCTTCCGTTATTGACGCACCTCATGCTGTCTACGAAATTCAAGCTGATGCCGCATTCCCTGTAGCGGATCTGTTTGGTAATTTCGATATTGTTGATGCTACTGCTGGAAGCACTGCTTCTGGCACATCTCGCACAGAGATTGATGTGACAACTGGCGCGACTACCGCTGGCTTGCCTCTCAAGGCTATCGACATTTCCACTGACCCAGAGAACAGTGATGTTGGCTCTGCTAATACAAATGTAATTGTTGTTATCAACAACCATTTGTTTAGTGCTGGCACTACTGGCTTGGCATAAGGAGGCTGACTGATGGCTATTTCTCGCGCTCAACTAGCGAAAGAGCTAGAACCCGGCCTTAACGCTCTATTCGGAATGGAATATGATCGTTACGAAGCCGAGCATGCTGAAATCTACGACACCGAATCTTCAGATCGTGCATTTGAAGAAGAGGTAATGCTCGTTGGTTTTGGAAATGCACAAACCAAAGCTGAAGGCGCTGGAGTCAATTTCGACAACGCCTCAGAAGCTTACACAGCACGTTATTCGCATGAGACAATCGCTCTTGCGTTTGCGTTAACTGAGGAAGCTATGGAAGACAACCTGTATGATCGTCTGGGCGCACGTTACACTCGCGCACTCGCACGTTCAATGGCTCATACAAAGCAGGTTAAAGCTGCTGCAACACTGAACAACGCATTTAACGCCAACTTTACTGGTGGTGATGGCGTTGAGCTTTGTTCTGCTGTTCACCCACTTGCAGGTGGCGGAACTTTCCGCAACGAGCCATCAACTGCTGCTGACCTCAACGAAACTTCACTTGAGAATGCCTTAATTGACATCTCAACATTCGTTGATGAGCGAAACATGATCATTGCTCTTCGTGGCATGAAATTGTTTGTTCCACCACAGCTTCAGTTTGTTGCTGACCGTCTTCTTGAGTCTACACTCCGCGTTGGTACAGCCGACAACGATGTAAACGCAATGAAGAACATGGGTATGTTGCCGGAGGGTTACACAATTAACCACTTCCTGACAGATCCAGATGCGTTCTTCATTAAGACTGATGCTCCGAATGGCTTTAAGCACTTTGAGCGGACTCCGCTTTCAACCAACATGGAAGCTGACTTTGATTCAGGTAACATGCGGTTTAAAGCTCGTGAGCGTTACAGCTTCGGCTTTAGTGACCCTCGCGCAGTGTTCGGTTCACCGGGCGCATAAGCGAACAATTATACGAAAAGGGCGGCTTAACAGCCGCCTTTTTTTGTTGTATAGTGTTTTATTCCTGACAACTGCATGGTGCGGTTGACACTAGCCACGACAGGAGACTTAAATGGCTACTACTACTTTCTCTGGCCCTATTAAGGCCGGAACTATTAAGAATACAACAGGCACAACAGTTGGAACTGACATTGCAAATGTTGGTCAAGTTGTTATGGCGCAGACTTTTTCAGCAGACCTTTCTGGTGGTGCTTTAGCCGCTTCTGTGACCAATGTTGTTATCCCTGCAAACTCTCAGATTATTGACTGTGTGATTGACATCATTACAGCCGCAAATGCTTCCACCAACCTTAGTATTGGAGACACAGCAGGCGGCGCAGCCACAATTTTGAACACCTTTGCATCTGGAACAGACGCTGGTAGAGTTTATCCAACAACACAAGCTGGCGCTGCATTAGCTTGGCAGGACACTGGCACAACAGACATCCGTTTGACTGTAACAGCTTCTGCCGCAACAAACGCAGGTCTTGTTCGGTTTACTATTCTGTATCAACAGAACAATAACTTAGCATAGTAGGAGGATAATATGGCTGGTCCAGTAACCGCCTATAATGTCCTGCAAAGCGGCGGCGCGCAGACTGTTGGCCCTTCTCGTTCCCGCATTCGTGCCATAACTATATATGGTGCGGCTGCTGGCGCGTTTACGATTACTGATGGGAATGGAGGGGCTACTCTCTTAACTCAAAAGTTTCCAGCGGGTTTTAACGGTGTTTATATTCCTGACGATGGGATTATCGCCACTAACGGTGTTTATGTTTCTGCAATAACAGGATCAAGCAACGAATTGACTGTGTTTTTGTCGTAAGGATAAAAAATGGCTCGTGCAAAAAGTAACATGCCAAAACGCAACAAAAAGAATTTCCGCTCCACAAGTTCTGGAGCGGGAATGACTAAGGCTGGGGTTGCTGCGTATAGAAGAAAGAACCCCGGAAGTAAGTTAAAAACAGCGGTTACGGGCGATGTTAAGAAGGGAAGCAAATCTGCAAAGCGCCGTTCTTCTTACTGTAGTCGGTCAAAAGGGCAAATGAAAATGCACAATATTAGTTGCAAGAAAACGCCGAAAAAACGTATTTGTGCGGCTAGGAGGAGATGGAAATGTTGAAGGGTATTGCAATCGCTTCTAGCTCTGTTTTCCTTACAGCGTTGCTTGGGTTGCTTGGTTGGATAGGCACTTCTATTGTAGATTTAAAAATGGATACAGCGGTTATAGCTGTTAAAGTAGATGCAAACCACCAGATGCTAAAGCCTATGTGGGAAGAATTTACAGGAAGGACGTATGATGGCAATCTCGCGCAGTTCCATCCCAAAACAAATTTCAAACCCACCATCAAAGCGGAGTTCTAAGATGCCTAAAGACGCTTGTTATAAAAAAGTAAAAGCTCGTTATAAGGTTTTCCCAAGTGCATATGCTTCAGGTGCTATTGCAAAATGCAGAAAAGTTGGGGCAAAGAATTGGGGCAATAAGCCTAAAAAAATGGAAGTTGGAGGGGCAGTTACAAAGGCAAAGCGGCCTTCTAGTAACCCAAATGTTGCTAGGGGTTGTGGAATTGTCATGAATAACAAAAGAAAAGAAACTAAATATTCGTAGAGATATAAATGGAACCAATTTCGACTGCCCTTGCAGGATTCGCATTATTTAAAAGTGCAGTCGATGGCATCAAGAGTGCTATTGGAACTGCTAATGATGTCTCTGATATTGCTGGATATATTGATAATCTGTTTGAAGGAGAAAAACAGGTTCAACATAAGAGAAGCAAGAAGTCTGGTGTTGGTGTAAGTGATCAATTTGGTGTTGCGAATGTTGCAAGGGAGGTAATTGATGCTCGTCTTGCTAAAGAACAAATGCAAGAAGTAGCTAGTTTAGTTGATATGCGCTTCGGTCACGGAACATGGCGTTCCATCGTGGATGAACGGGCTAGGCGTATACAGGCCGCTAGAGAAGTTGCGGCGGCGGAGAAACGAAAAAAAATACAGGAAGCTAGAGAGTTTGAAGAGAACCTAAAACAGTTCTTTATGATTAGTGGAGTTATAGTTGTTGTTATAGTTCTTTTTGCTGTATTGATTTCTATGATAGCAAGAGCAGAAACTAAATTTGTTGAGTGTAGGCTGGAAAGATATAAGAAAGTAAATGGTGAATGGCATTGTGTTTATCTGGGGGCAAACAAGACTAGAACATCAATGATAGTAACTGAGTTCTGCCCTAGATCTTATATGTGTGAATATGATCCGAATAGTAGTGATAAGCTTTTAGAGTGGTGATAGGGTTTTAGCATGGCAGTGAGGAAAACCAAAAGTGGGCTGGCTCTCAAAAGATGGTTCAAAGAGGACTGGAAAGACGTTTCCACGGGGAAAGCGTGTGGGCGTAGCAAAGGTGATAAACGGAAAACTCCATATTGTCGCCCCTCCAAACGTGTCTCCTCTAAAACTCCCAAAACAACCAAAGAAATGACAACGGCGGAAAAGCGTAGTAGGGTTTCGCAAAAGAAGAGGCTTGGGCAACCAGCAGGTAAGCCAAGAAGGGTGAAGTCATTAAAAAGAAGAAAGAAATCATAAAGTTAATTGAAGATTGGGTTATGAATGATTTAAGTGTGATTGACCCCGACTTGGGGTTTGCACCTTGTCCTTATGCAAAAAAAGCCTTTAAAGAAGACAAGTTAAGAATAGTTGAGTGTGTTAGCAGGCAGAATTTGTGGGAGACTATAGCGGCACAGTGCAAGAACTTTAGTGATAAGCATTCAATTATAATTTGTTTAGAAGAGGAGCCATCACAAACATACGAAGAAGTCGAAGCGGCTTGTGTGGCAATGAATGAGTGGTTTGCCTACAATAAAATTGATCTTTGGCTGCTTGCTTTTCAAACAAATTTTACGATGGTATTCATACAAAGATTGTCAGAATTAGATGAGGCTAGTCAAAAGCTGGAAAAAATGGGATACTATCAGAATTATGACACAGAAGATTACGTTAATTTGATCTTAAACCGCAGATACAGGAGACACGAAAATGGTAGGTGCCAAAAAACAAGCTAAACGTATGCGTGGTGGCGGTGCGACTGCACCTAAAAAGATGATGGGTGGTGGCGCTGCTAAACAAGCTAGGCGTATGCGTGGCGGTGGTGGAGTTGCTCCC